AAATCAAGTACAAGTCCCGTCTTAGCAGTACCAACAGATGTTGCAGCAACACCAGCAATAATACCAAAATCACCTGTCATTGTAGGAGTACCGAGAGTATCTGCAACTCCAGTAGGTTGTCCAATAAGAACCATTGGAATAGATGTATTGGTATAACCAGTACCTGCATTAGTAACGGTTAACTCAGTAACTGTTCCAGCAGCACTTACTGTTGCAGTAGCAGCAGCACTTACTGTTACACCAAAGTATGTACTGATAGAAACAGTTGGTGCAGCAGTATATCCAAGTCCTGATGCAGTTAAATCAAGAGTAATTGTTCCTGTATCTGAAACAATTGCAGTAGCACCAGCAGAAACTTTAGGTGTATTCTCATCTTGTATAACAAGATTTAAATCAGCACCAGTGTATGCTTCTTGACTATCATCAAATAATGGACGTACACTTTGAACAAAAATGGTAGTTGAACCAATACCAACATTTTGAATAATACGAGTTACTGGCGTAATAGCAGACTCATTGATTATTCTTCCCTTAGAAACATATACACCATCAACAACAATATCATCCTTTTGCTTACTCCATGTCAAAGCACGTTCTAATGCTGTATCAGTAGTAATTCCAGGACCAAAGTACTGAATAGTTTTGAATGTATCAGATGTCTTAATACCACTAACAATACGATTTGTTTGATCTAATCCAAATGTAGATGACTTAGTAGCATCATCACGAAGACGTACTTTATCACCGACCTTAATAGTTTCGATAACATCAACGAATACTGAATCAGTTAAGGAACCCTTAAAGTAGTATATCTTCAATGTATCACCTGCTTTAGGTGCTTCTAAGAAGTCAATAACACTACCGCCCTTGAATTCGAAGGAAACGCCAGGATCCTGAAGAATATCGTTGATAAAGATAATCAAGTTATCCTGAATCCTAATTGGAGAACCTTTAGCAGAACGAAGTGATACTGTATTACCTGACTTAGTAATACTGAAGGATTTCTTCACTCCATCAAAGAATGGACTGAAATCATCAAGAACTTCTAATTGTCCAAATGTCCAACCAGTAAATTTATCATCATGTACAGATTCAACAATAATCTGGAAATCCTTAAAGTCTGCAGAAGTTCCAGTTGTTGGAATACCAGCAAATGATGCTGTATTTGCAGGGACTGTTAAAACATCACCAATTGCATAATTACGTCCGGTATTATTAAGAGTAAATTGTGTTACACTGTTACCCAATCCTACTGTAATATCAATCGTTGCATCAACACCACTAGTAGTAGATCCTCCTGCAGCAACTAAAGGAATATTCTCATATCCAGTAGGTGCATCAATAAAGACTTTAGGTACATCTGTAAATGTATATCCAGTACCAGGAGAAGTTACATTAATACTTGTAATATATCCAGCATCAACAATAGCAGTACCGATTGAAACAATATTTGGATAACCAGTAGCACCAGAAGTACCAACTCCTACGTAAACTGTCTGAATACCAATTCTATAACCACTACCACTGTTTGCAATGGATACAGAGGAAACTGTACCAGTATCAGAGATAACAGCAGTACCACCAGCAGCAACAAGTGGTTGATATCCCATTCCTTCAGAAGAACCAACATTAACAAGAACACCACCTCTAGGAAGTGTACCAACGTTCAAATCTGCACTTACTGAAGAAGCAGTACCAGTAAATGATATCTCAGTAGTTGTAGCCTTTTCTTCAAGGGTATAATCAACACTTGGACCTTGGAATATCTCATTTAAGAGAACTACACCATTATTAGTAGAGAATCCAACAACATTAGACTCGTCCTGAGTCATTGTAAATGTTGCAGCAATTCCAGTGAAATCTTTAGATAATGAATCAAAGAGA